CTCGGTTATACCGAATAGTGTTATTAAGGATGACAGTCCATTTTGGGCCACTGGGGTGACCCTTGCGAGTTTTGGTTCTCCAAAGTCGCACAGTTTGAGGTTTTACACCAAGCTCTTCAGCTAATTGATCTGATGTGATTAGTTCATTCATGAATCCTCCTTCTCTAAAATAAGTGTCAGCAATCCATCTCTCTGATCTTCACTAATAGCATTAGTTTCATATCGTTTTGAAATGTTTTTCTTTAACAAACCGAGCTTGTCTTTATTGCCTGGTTTATTAATGAAGGCTTCACATTCTTTGATGAATTTATCACTTTCAGATCTGTCAATCGGTTTATTACTTGAGACAGTTGGTTTACTATCATCAGGTTTTAACCATGCCTTGTCCTTATCGTATAAAGACAGGCCAAATTGATCTCCAAAACTTTTCAAGGCTCTCTTCAAAGCATCACTTTCTGCTTCTTTAATTGCTGATTCATGTCTTTCACCAATACCACCCATACGACCATGTCCAGAGCCATAACCTTCTCTGATAACATTTCCCACGGTAATTCTTACCTTTGCGATATAAGAAACACATTTTGAATCTTCTGCAACAAGGCCAGCTTCTAAAGTTTCACATGACCATCCATCAAAACCAAAAATGCGGTTGGCTTCTTTTATAACGTGCCAGCTTTCAACATAAGCTAACTTTTGGCCACCTCCACCTGGTCTGAAAGAGACATTGTCTTTGTTAATTTTTTGATTAAGCAGTTTTTTCTGCTCTTCATTAAAAGTCATTTTTCTAAAGGGGTTGAAAATGCCCATCGGGGCAAGGATAAAGATTGAACTCCTGTTTGACACCAGCTTGGCCAATCATCAAGCAGGCGACATTCGGCAATCTTATCTAGAGCTTCTCTAGACAGTTTTTGCCCTTCTTGCAACGCATCATCATCAAGCTCCCATAATCCAACATCGAATGGATATTCAGATTGCACTACAAGAAAGATAAATCTCTTTGCTGATGAAATGCCAGATAAATAATGAGCGCATTGAAGATGATACTTAAAATTAGCAACAGCCTTTGCAAAGTCTCTAGGGTTTGCTCCTGTTCTACTGGTTTTAAGATCGACAATAGTTTCTTTGTTCAACCAATCAGGTCTGCACTTACAGGTCAATCCAGAGGTGGTATCTTCCCACCAATATGATTTCTCTGCAATACCAAAACTAAGCAACTTCTTGGCATGAGGTTCTGCAAATACCGCATCTCTCATCTTGATGGCATTAGCCATATCAGATTCTGTAACGGCAGTCATGCCCTTTTCTTCAGCCTCCTTTGCCTCTTCCTTACCTTTTTTAGTAGTCCTAGAAGATACTGCAACAAATCTTTTTGTAAGCTCATCAGGTTCAAGAACCGCACAATGGGTTAATGTTCCAAGCAGCATTGCACTTGTCGGTTTATGTTCTGGCCTTTCGGGATTAAGAAAAGAGTTCCAGTAAGCCTTCGGGCCATGAGATACCATAACTTTTTGCATAGATGCTGAGATAGCATCATCAGCATGGTATTTTTCGTTTGAAATTTGAATTGATCCTGTTGTCATCATTTCCATCCTAAGTAAGTGCAGCCTTTATGTTGAAATATTTTAAAAGTAGAAATCTTTTCACAATCTTCACAATAAAACTCTATACAAAGAGAACCTCTTGATCTAGGACTTGGGTTTTCTTCATTTGGTGTGTGTTTTATTGTTAGGTCAGGATTATATTCAAGTAAATTATCATCTTTGAAATGTGCATCTATGATTGTATAACAATCACTCTGTGAATCTTCATTTGATGACCATATCCTATATGCTCGTTGATGAAGATAGTTACCTTGGCAAAATGGACAATCTAAAGAAAGTTCACTCTCGTAATTAAACAAGTCATTTAAAGTTGTCATGAGTCTGTGTACCTTTTTGTGTGAGGGCCGTACTGCATCATCAAACGTGGCCATGTTTTTAAAATGAGTGCTTTATCTTGTGGCATTGCAACAAGACCAGCTTGTGCAAGTCTCTTAAGAAATGGTGATGCGTCAGGAGAATCAATTACAGATGCAAATGTATTAAAGATTTCTTTATCGGTCATGGTTAAAATTGGGTTGCCGAGGTCGGAGCGTTCAGGGGTTGGTCGCTTCTTCCTCGGTTGTTTATGGAAGCGCAGACCAAGATCATATTCACTCATCATTTTTTGGCCAACTCCTTACAAGCAGCCTCGACATTAAATGTAAAGCAATCAATCTTGGTAGATTGAAGTAATGAATCTGTAAGTGCAAAATATCCTATGCCAAAAATACAGATGTAAAGAAATAAATGTTTCATGGGGTTGGGTTTCAGGGGCTTTCTAATAATAACTAACGGTCAACACTTGTCAACGGTTCGTGAATAAATAATATCTTCGCAGTTTTTTATCTGAAGCTGTATCAATGCAATTTTTTCTATTGCTGCATAGACTTCTTGCTTAGTCCTTTGCTCACAAAGATAATCAATAAATTTTTCTGACTCTTGCTCCAAAAAAGCCTTTTTAAATTGATACTCAAGCTTGTCGTTCATTTTCTAAATCCAAAACACGTTGTAATGGTATAGCAGCACATTGTGGCACAACAGAATTTCCTAATGCTCGCAGGCGGTGTGTCCAATTGGATAGCCCATCATTTCCTCTACGAAGGCAGGGTTCAGACTCATAGGCTTGCCAGTTGGGGCTGAGAGTCGATCCTTTCTTGCCATAGCTGCTAGGCAAGTTCCAGATTGATGATCCTCTTTGCTCATACTGTATTTGTGTTCGTGGGCTGAGGGAGTGGGGAGTTGTTTGATTATATCTGGAAGGTTCGGGCCATAACCTCTCTCCTGATAACCTTCTTTCTGCGCTCCTTTGTAATCCCTTGCCGTTGGGGTCGGTAGCATCGAGTTGAACAGTTTCTGTGTCTCTGGATTTACTGCCTCCCTGAGATTGGCTAGTTTGGTTCTCCCTTTCCTCGGCCCCTCGATCTGTCTTTTCAGTGCTTCGGGACTTCTCTGAGGTAGATGATCCATTGTTGTTGGGGTAGGCAAATTCTCTATTGATTGCAACACAGAACCATCTCGAACGTTGGTGACAGGCTCCCAGTGAACTTGCCGATATAACTGCCCATTCTGCATCGTACCCTGCTTCGGAAAGCTCTCCGAGAACGATGTCCATTCCGTTATTAAGGATCGCTGCCACGTTTTCCAAGATGACGTATTTTGGTCGTACCATGCGAACGATTCTGATGAGTTCGTAAAAAAGACCTGATCTGGTTTCTTTCGTGATGCCTTTGCCCCGCCCTGCTGTACTAATGTCCTGGCACGGAAACCCGGAACAGATTGCGTCATATTGAAAAGGCTTTGCTGTAAATGTTTTGATGTCATCGTGAATAGGTACGTCTGGCCAGTGTTTTTTTAGTACTTTTTGACAGTATGGTTCAATTTCAATAAATTGTGTAGTTTCAAAACCGCCAACAAGTTTTTCAGCAGCATAAGAGAATCCTCCTATACCACTGAAAGTATCTAATAATTTAAGTTTTTTGATTTACTTAGCCTCCACGTTAAAGAATTGTCCATCGCACCATTCATAAAGTTCTCTTTCAATAGGTTCGATTCTTTCGCTTTCAAAAATATCTCTCTCAATACCAACAGAAAAAGTACCGTTGTTTAATATCTCCAAGTAGCCACCTTTGTTGTAAACTCTTACAGTTTCTGTTCTGTAATCAACGCTGTCGATTGCAAATTGTTCTTTTAAATCTGCTTTTGTTTCTTCATTGTATGGAAAATCTTTGTGATCGTTTTTCCAATCTTCAAAAGTAATCAAGTTTGTCATTTGAGGGGGTTGTCTCTATACCTATATTATAAACATATTTGTCAACAACTGTCAACAAGGTTTCATTACTTTTACATCAAATCCTTTTTCTTTCAACTCCTCAATCCTATATTTCTGGATTTCACTAAGTCTCCCCTTCTCGCTTTTGACCTCAATAAACTTGACCTCATCTGGTTTCATACATATCAAATCAGGTAAACCAGCTTTGTTGCACATAATAAGTTTTATCACTGTCCACCCTTCTTTCTCGTGCCTGTCGATCAGCTTCTTCTGATATTGAGCCTCTGTCATTTCTATAATGCTTGATCGTATAGCTTTCCTTTGATTGTACTACCTGATAAACTTTTGGCTCGATTCCCTTTTCCGCAAAAATATAATGGATTTTATTCTTTCTATCCCTGCCAAGAAAGCTGGCTCTTTCCCTACCCTGCAAATAACTTAATGCAGAATAATCTATACCCAAAAAGATCAAGTGATCAGCACTGCTTAAATTAACACCTTCACGACAACTCTTGACCTGACCGATAAAAACAGAATCACTGACGGCATTAAATATATCTGGATCATCTGTTGCTTTAGCACCAAAACTTTCTCTAAGCATTTTGCCTTCAGCAATGAAGCAATATAAAATGGCGATCTTTCCACTGAAGTTATTCTTTATATATTCAATTTTGCTTTTGTCAAAAACAACAGCACCATGATTCTCAGTGATCACATGACCGTTGTAAATCTGCCTTAATTTGCTCATCACCTTTGCACCAGTATCTGCAACAACTGATCTTCTTCCAGGTCTACCAATAACACCATCTTTTATGATCCTTAACGCCAACCTGTAAGTTCTTCTGGACATCTTCACAAGATGCACTTCTTCCTCAACCTCCTGAGTGAAACCAGCTTCTTTCTGGGTCATCTGTACCGTATAAGGTTCAATATCCTTCAATATTCTGCTTTGTTTTGCTTCTGAATAATCTTTAATCACAACACCAGTTCCAACTCTTTTCTCCTTTACATCAACATAGTCACTAGCCCATCTGTAAAAATTCTGATATTTACTCCATAAAAACGGTGTCAAAGACCATTGATGGTAAAGTTGGCTGAAGCTTTCAGGGCTTGGTGTTCCACTCATCAGAATGATGCTGTTATATCTAAGCTGCAAGATATTCTGATATCGTTGAGATGGTTTTGGAAATGCTCCAACGCTGTGAGCCTCATCAACAATAATCATATTCCAACTTGTTCCCTTAAAATTTTTTAACTGTTCAAAGTTAGTTATGGATACTACCCTTTCAAGATTCATCTTTTCAACATCACTTTTTATACTTGGGATTGCTTTTTTCTTAGTAATCACCAACACCTTCTCAAGTGCCATATTCCTGACAACAGATAATGCAACCAGCGTCTTACCTGTTCTACATTCACCACTTAAATATGCACATTTCTTGATCTGACAAAGTTTGGTCAACTTTCTACTTGCAGCTTTTTGATATTCTCTTAATTTAACCATTGCGCATACTGTATATGGTGGTATCTTACCCTATAGTTACACATAAACAACCCTAGATATGGAACAAGAGCAAACATTAAAAACAATTAATATTCAACTCTCGCAGGGTCAGATAAAATGGCTTGATGATAACAAAGGGTCTGAATCAAGATC